GGAGCCGCTTCAATAGGAGCAGCAAGTTCTGGCTGTGGCATGTTACTGTTGTTAAGTTGATCTGCTTTGTCATCCGGGAAGGGTTCAATCCCCATGAAACCGCGAATCTCATTTGATGTGAGAATCTCGTTTCTGGTGAACTTATCCGCAATCTCAGCTAGATCACTAACAGGAACCAACTTGAACGGATCCCTGAAGTGCTGAATTCGCTCACCTTTTTTGGTGTTAACCGGGCCGATGAACGCTCGCTGCATAGCCTCAGTGATAGCCTGAAGGATCGGATCAACTGATCGGTTGTAGTAGTTAAGCATGGCTGCTTCATCAGCAGTACCATTCATAACTTCTTCAGTGATTCCGAGCTGACCATAAAGCATCTTAGTCAACCACTCGACTTGCCCAAGGAGATTATTCTCCGCGGGACGATTTAGCTGAGTAATCTTCTCTGTTGCATCAGTGTAAGCGATTCCGTACTGGCTGTCTTTCAGCTGAAGCTGAATGTTTTCCCGACGCTCTTCAGCAGCTTTCTTTCGCGCCTCAGATTTAACAACGTAAGGCAGCTGAATGATCAAATCCAACTTACCTGAGCTGGACTGCTCATCAACAGCATCAAGAAGAGTTAGCTTTCGAATCAATCGCTGAAGAGTACCGTTAGGCTCGTTCATAACCGAATACAACGGGTTTGCCACAATGGCAACAAACCGCTTTTCCAGAGTGATCTCCTGACGAACACCAGTAGCCTCGTTATAGAGACTCACCTTAACGTGTTTAGGATACCACTCTACAATCTCGCCAACCCGTAAAGTATGAATATCAAAGAGTTCGGTCTTTGTTGGGTCGGTAGTTGTATCAACCGGAACGATCGCGGCACACCCTTTGTCGAACAGGGTCATCGCGATGTCTTGACGGAACGATCGAGGGCCCTGATCTAAGTTAGGCTCTAGCGTAAGTGCATCATTTAATGCGGAATCCAGGTCTTCTTTAAACCGGTTCTGCTCATCCAACGCGATATGCCTAAAACCAACACCAGACACGTCAATACTCATTCGAGTATAAATGGAGGTGATTATTGTCTTTTCATTCGAGAAACTACGGTACCGGTTCTGATCCGGCCTGCTGTAATTACCATAGCTCATCGCAGACTTTGCCCACGGGGCTTCCGGTCCATCTAAGAAAGCATTCCAAGCACTTTTAACGCGATCTAATACTGCCATTTAGAATCACCTCCTTAGTTTCGAGTTGGTGTTGGTCGAATTCGAATATCCTCGTATGTTACTGCTTTACGACCCGCTGTTACAGACTTGATAAACTTCTTGCCTTTTATTCGAGACTCCACCATGTCTTGAGTTACGTACAGCTTTTTTCGTGGTTTAAGTAACGCGTATGCAAAGGCAGCATCTAGTTTGGCCTGGTCGATCTTCTTTTGCTTTTTACGTCCGCGACGAGTATTTTGATCGCCGCTTTTACCTTCAAGCTTTTTAAGAGTCCTTCTTGCAGCATGGGCTCGAGCTTTTCTAGCAAACCCGCTCGTTGCATAATCCATCAGTAAGTTACGAGACGTGTTCTTCTTAGGCTGTATAGTCTTAAGTTTTCGACCAGCATGTGGAGCGCTCTTAGTGCTAAGCCCGGGATAAGCATCTTTCCCGTTAGTTCTAGCGTTAGTGCTCAGCTTAGTAGCAGCACTTTTACTATTCCTAACGCCCCATTTCATACCTTTAGTACCGAAGTGTTCGATGAGGTCTTGTGCTGGATCTGGATCGGTCATTCGAACTACTCCTTTCAGGGGTTATCTCTATTAAAGCGAGCTATATCAAACTGTCTTTCAACTCGAACCATCGGCTCGGAGGATCTCTCTTTGGTTAGGCGAATCTGATCATAAGTGATTCGTGCCCCACCAAAGCCAGCGTTTACAAGATCTCTACCTTGAAAAACAAAATCTTGACCATCTCTAGTTGTATAGATATCGGCTAATGGTTTAGCTAAAGCGCGTTTAAAAACCCAACCAAATCTTTCCGAATCAATTTTGTCTTGCTTACGTCGTCCTTTAGCTGTTGTTAAATCGCCACTTTTTCCAGCCAACTTTTGTATTTGCTTTTCAGCATGGTTTCCAATTTTATCATTCTGCTTTGAGCTGTTATTGGACGAAACAGGTTTATCGTTCCTAACACCCCATCGCATACCTTTAGTACCGAAGTGTTCGATGAGATCTTGAGCTGGATCCGGGTCCGTCATTCGAACGCCTCCTTGTTGGCTTTGTATGCGATCCACGCGTCCATAAGAGCAGATACATTATCGATCTTTTCTTCAGCGCGTTTCTTCAACAGCTTGCGGTTTCCGTTAGTGTCCTCAAGTGTAATAGCATTACCCATTGCAAAGGTCATCAACGATTGATCAAATATGAGCGCCCGCTGTTCAGCAAGGATCTTCAGTTCCCCTAGAGGTACAGACTCAGTTTTAGCACCCTGGATTACTTTTTCGATGGCATAAGGGCCGTTTTCCGTAGACCAACGCTCAATAAACTCTTTTGCGTTGTATGGGTCATACCCAAGACTACGAATGTCATACTCTTTCTCTAAAATATGAGCTTCGAGATCATCGTAGACTTCCATCATATCGAGAATGTTCCCTTCGATTACTTGAAGGGATCCCTCGTTAATGAATTCGTCGTACTTGATTCGCATAGCAGCAGGTAGCTTCATCAGAGTCAATGTCGTGATGTAGCTTCTAGTCTTAACGCCAAACGAACCATTTTGAATCGGAAACAGGAAGGTAAACGCACAGAAGTCATCGCCTTGTGAAAGGTCAACACCAAGTGAGCACGGGATTCTCCAGAATGCCCGTTCACGATGAGGCATAGTTTCTTCGTACGTAAAGAAGTATGTGTAACCTTCCATCGGAATACCAAAGCGCTTAGCTAAGATATCGTTTCGCGCTGCTGGGGCTTTCTCAGCTCGTTCAACATCAAGATGATACACATCATAGGTGACGGTGATCCCAATGTTTGGGTTAGCTTTAACCCACATCTCGGGATTACTAACTTCTTCAACAGAATCAAGTTTGTAATGCCAGATGGAAATATGCGGAGCTTGGTACTCACCCTTTAGGATGCTAGCCAACTCCAACTTAATGGTGTCACCAGATCCATTACGAACAGTTCCTTCTGAGCTGATTGCAACAATCAACCAATCATCCATCTTGGATGCGCCCTGCTCTAGGGCACCAATGACATCTTCGCGAATGTCACCAGACAACCACTCATCTACGGTAGAAACCTTTGGCCTCAAGCCCTGAAGCTTGTTGATTGACATCGGACGAACTTCTAACAAAGAGCCAGTCAAGAAATTCTCGACACCCTTCTTTGTTGAAGCGAGTTTAACTCTTTGCGCAGCACTGCCCGAGGTGTTTCTAATCGATCCCTCTGTGAGAAACTTGAACAATGGTCCGCGGGCCCTTGTTATAGCAGTTCTCAGTGGCGACATGACTTCGTCGGCCTGTTTCATTGTTGGGGCTGTTGTTACCTGATGTGTTGTTGCGGTGTCAACATTCAGGAAGTACCCTTGGATGCAGGCAGCATACATAGATTTGGCCGCGCCTCGGGCAACAATCAAGTATTGCTTAGTTACAAGACGTTTCTTGATCCGCTTTTTGACATAGCTTCCGGCTTCGCCATTGCGACCTGGTTGATACACTCGTCTTTCAACAAAGTAGTACCAGCCAAAGATTTGTTCTGCCCACAACTTGAAGCTATCTAGTAAATATAGATCCCCACCATCAGTGAGCGTTAATTCTTTCTCACAGTACTTGATAAAGCCATCGATTGCTCGGTCATCGTAGTAGATGTTCGGGTTTGCGATGAGTTCGTCAATACGGTTCATCTCAAGAGAGATTTCTCGATTGACTAGAACCTCTCCGCGTAGGACAGATTCTCGAAATGCCCCATAGTAGTCAGGAGTTGCGGTATTAGATAAAGTCAATTAAACCGCCTCCTTTTGTTATGGTTTCCAAACCTTACCTAAAGTTTTAGGCGTCCCGGCCGGGGTGGGCTTTGCAGCCTTCGGCATTTGCGGGGCTTTCCACGTTACGACTTTAGGTGCTGGCTTGGCCGCGGATGGTATAGTAACTCTGTTTGGAGAAGAAACCCCAAGTGCTTTCTGAAGCTCAGACTTAACCACCTGAGTACCAACTTCAGTAACGGCTTTGGTTACGATGTTGACGCCAATCTTGCCCGCTTCTTTAGTAAACTTCTGACCACGAGTTAACTGTGGCGGTGGGGTAGTTTCCGCAAGCAGAGCTTTGTACTGCTTTTCAACCTGCATCCGAGAAATTTCGTCTCGTAGCTCAACGTCGGTCATCTCACGAACAGCTTTAATTCGATAGCGGTTCGAGTGAAAGTCGGAACGCTCGACTTCTTTTACAATATGATCCCGCTGTTTACCGTCTGGGCCTTTATCTCTAATTGTATCCCCGGCTTTTGGCGGCTTTTTGCCTTTTTCAACGGTAATCTCGCCTTCCACCTTTTTGGTTGGGCCGCGAAACTTCTCATCAATCTTTACGGTGTCGCTTTTACCGCTGCCAGCCTTCTTCGAATTCTTTTCTTTCTCGGCTCGCTCTTTGTCTTTGCGCTCTTTCCACTTTGACGCGGAACGGTTTGGGTCGGGCTTCTTACGAACACCCCACTTCATACCTTTAACGCCAACGTGCTCAATGAATTCTTTTGCGTCCATACTCATGGTGTTGGCTCCGTTTCCCTAAACATGTTTAGCCGCCACTCGTGCTGTTCAATTTGATTATTGAATGCTGAGATCGCAAAAGATGTTGCAGGTGGGTCGAATAGCATTCGAACTTTGAGGAAGATGTATGTTTTGATCATACTTAACTGGTTATCTGGAACTGAGAGACTAGCCCAAACAGCAGAAGGCCCGTCGATTACCAGACCACCAGCGGGTCCCACGCCAAGCTGATCCAGCGTTGCTAAAGCAGAGTTAATGAAGACTGTGACATCGAGATCGAAAGATTCAACTCCCTCATCAATGCCGAGAACAGCCTTAGTACTAGTTAAGATGCTTTCTTCCATGGACAACCCCCTTTCGAGTTACCAGAGTTTTGTGTCCCCGGGTAGTCGTTCGACTACAACTCGGGGTATTAGAAGGTTAGTATCACCATAATGAATGGCATTATGGGTCTGTTTAGTGGTCGTTATCAGGAATTCCGGGTCTACAATCCACGCTTCACCATGAATAATATCGTCAGGAACCATCGGATTTATATGGTGTATTAAGATTTCCGCATGGATATCATATCCATAAACACCTAAATCGCAGCCATTATCTCTCACAATAACGTGTTGCCGAACGGTTTTCCACTCGTGAGACTGATAAAAGCTTTGATTTAGGTGCCTATCGAACCCGAACGTTGATGCACCAACACTACCACCAAGCTGTAAATATGCGAAGCGATCTTCGAATGAGTGAAGACGCCTAAGTTCCGAATACGTTCGCAAAATCAAGCCGCAACTCGCATTCCCATTCGTGCCCAAATAAGAGTTCCAGTATTATCCCAAGCAACACCGGTTCCAGCATTCACAGCGCCATTCGAAGCTCTAGTAACCCTCGGTTTGTACCCAAGGTTGTTAGTATCTATGGCGCCTTCTCTTGGAGTGAACGTCGAAGTGGCCGCGTAGAACGCAGGGTTGACTCCGGCAAAAGTACCAGAAGTTTTGAATGCGCCAAGAAGCCACCAAAGACCGGTAGGTAGAGTCTCAATCGCGCCAAGAGTAACTTCTTTAAGCCCAATTGACAGAATAGATTGTGATCCACCGACTTCCGCTGAAGCATAGTCTGGGATTCCGGCTGGGGTTGCTGGACACCAACCCATCTCAAGAACTGCACCAGCATCAGTAGCAGCCGTCGAACAATACACACCGATTCTGTCATATGGTGTATCTTCTCTAACAAACATTGGCGTTAACAACATAGCCAATGCGCTGTTTGCTGCATTTGACGCAATAGTTACTGTTGTATGTGCATTAGGGAATGGAAGGGAACGGTAGTACCCAGCGCCGCGTTTTGGCTGAAGAATGCCAAGATTGAAATTCACATCATCAAACTTCTGAGCCACCTTCTGAGCAGTATCATCAGTGGTCTCAAGGTTTCCATTAAACCCTGAGGCATCGATAGACACAGCGCTACCAGCTGAA